GTCACAGTAAAAGTATTATCATCAGCCGTTGTAGCAACAACAAAAGAACCATCAACAGCAGAGCCAGATGTATAGTCAATAGTTACGACATCACCGATAGCAAGGCCATGGTTTGAAATTGTTATAGTCACAGTGGTAGATGATGACTGTGAATATGTTCCTGTTTTTGTAAACCCTTCGGCTGGTGGGGTAAAGTCAAAGCTTGCCTGATCGTTTACCCTGCTTCTTAAAAAAGCCTCAATAATATCTGATTGCTCTTCAGACACTACAAAAGTCAGGTCATATACTTTTGGATCTTGTGTTAAAGGAAGGCCAAATAAGGCTCTAAACTGGTAGCCATCACCGAGATTAGTTGTTCTTACCTTTGGTGAACTTGTTTTTCTAAAGCCAGAATATGTTGGCTGGATTGATGGAAAAGTTGCCATTACCTACTTAGTAAACCCCCTGCACGTTTTTCTTTAATAAGTTCTGCACGAATAGCAGCACCTATTACATTACCTAGTGCCTGTGCATCTTGATTGTTACCTGATACAGCAGAACCAGACGCATCAACAGAAACATTCACAATGTTAGTTGTACCTCCTCCAAGTTGGTTGTTTGGAATAATATTGCCACCTCTTGAACCCATCTGTAATAATTCTGGGCCTCTCTCTCCTACTAAAAATGCACCGCCAGCACTAACAGGGCCACCATTTGCTCTTCTTCCTGTACTTCTAGTCCCAGCACGTACAGTATTATTTGTTGTTGTATTTTTACCTCTTGTGAAGATACTACTTAATGCACCGCCTATAAAATCACCTATACCAGCAACAGCCCTTTCAATAGCAACTTCAACAAGTTTACGTTTTAAATCATTTAATACACTTATTGCTGCTTGAGCAAGTGTTTTTGTTCCCATTACAGCATCGGTAAGATTTGAAACAATTCCATCTTCTATTCCTTTGCCTATTTCAATAAATTTTTCTTTTAATTTAGCTGCCGCCTCGTCTGATTTTTTTATCAATTCAACTTGTTTTTTTAAAGGTTCAAGAGATTGTTCTTTTTTTAATAAAATATTACCTAATTCAACTCCAAATTCTTTTTGAAGTTCTGTTCTTCTCTTTTCAAGATCAAATTGTTTTTTGCCTTCTTCAGTTAAAATCTCTGATCTTTCAATAATAGATTTTAATTCCTCTTCTGTTGTTGCTATTTCTTTTGCTGATTTCCTAAATTCTTTTGCTAGGGCAAGTTCTTCTTTAAGTTTTAAACTTCCTTTAAGAGCATCAAGTCTTTTTTTTACTCCTTCTAATTCAACTTGTAAAATACTAACAGTTGGTATTGTTCCATTAAATTGTTCAGCTAAAAGATTTAGTATTGGATTAAAAGTTTTAATTCTGTTTTCTAATGTTGCAAATTCTTTCTCTAATTCTTTAATTGAATTTTCTGTTTCTATAACACTTCCTTCATTTAAAATCCTATTATATTCTTTTTGAGCATTTATAGTTTTAAGAATTGCAGTGGTTAAAGCTCCAAAGGCTATGACAGCTAATCCTATACCTGTTTTTGCTAAAGCAATTTTAAAGG